TGATGTCGGTGTACCTAATCCGGCTGCTATATCTAAGAGGTTGCGGGAAATAGTAACTTCCACCGAGTTAAAGGAACAACGGTTGAATAATTTTATAAATGCGACTGTTGTTTCGGACTTTTATGACAATGCTACGAGTTTATTATATGTATTATTACAAAAGATACAAATCTCAAAGATTTTTGAGAAAATGAAAGTCTACAACCATACCTATACTTTAGTCGCTGATGAAGTTGGTGCTATATGTGTCGAGAGTGAAGATACTAGTTTTGTGAATCTTGTCAACTACCTTCGTAATAACATGTTTCGAATGGGAGTTAGTGATAATGATAAACACATTTATACTATTCTTGAATCAATGAAAAGATGGTTACGTGCGTTACCAGCTGCACAAATGCCAGGTAATCCGGGTCAGATGGTGCCAAATCCGGCTTATCATGAACAGAGATTCGAGTTCTCAGTCCAATATTGGAAAATGTATGATTACGATGATGGACACAGTCAATCTGGTGTTACATTCGGCAATGTGGTCGGCATGTTACATAATAGATTTAAAGTCCCTTCAGAATGGCACCATAGCGCTTCTTATGATCTGGGCAAACTAGCTGTGCATGACATGGATATGCCAGTTAGCGAGGAAGCGATCAACAATTTTGGTAAAGCTCGCTACTATGTAAATTGTAGCGGTATGACTATGAAAGAAGTAGCTATATTAGGTATTGCTATGGATGGTAATAAACGCACCACACCCTTTTTGATTGATCAAGATATTGACTTCAAACATAGTGATGAAGACAAAATATATGCATTGAGGCCTAAATCGCAGGATTTGGCTATCCCGGAGTTTGTTTTTACCACTAAAGACTTAAAAAGCACGCTTACTAAGTTAGTTGTTACTCATAAATGGTATGAAGAGCTTAAAGCAGCCGCCATTGCTATGAAATACTGGCTTGTTCAACCAGCAACGGAGACTGTCGAATCGCACTGGTGGCTACAAGTTGAGAGAACTCTAAGTCTACCTAAACTTGGGCTGCGTAGGGCTGTTTTGCCTATGCTTCTTGAAGGTGATGGTGCTCAGTTGTCTCGTGAGGCGATAATAATGGCGAAAGATTTAGTTAGTGATAATGACTCGCTATTTTACGAATCAATGTTGGCGAATACCACTTGGTACTGGGGTGAATACTTAAATCAGTTTAATTCAACAACGGTAACAGGGTTTTTACACAAGTATGATAATGATTATTTTGATACTTTAAGACCCTGTGAACGAGCGGATGCTCTAAGTTCAGCTGTACTTGGTATCGGTGTGCCTAGGCCTACTTTCTCAATGATGGGCACTTATTTTGCCCAAGGTTTAAAGGCACATTATCATGATGTGGTAAAATTTGGTAACATCGATATTGCCCATCTTGCTGAGTATGGCTATACAGTAAATCATACTAACTTATATACAAATACTCTAGTACCACCTAGTTGTGTTGGTTTAATCACTGGTTTGGGAGGAAGTTTGTTAAATGGTACGCCACACCATAGTATATTCAAGATTCGACCCACAGTAGAACGTAGAATAAGAGGGAAAGTTGAAACCGCCTACAATTATTATGATCTCTGGGCATATGGAGTGGTTCAAAGGTGGCAAGGTTATGATGTACATTATAAGCATCCTCTGCAAGGTGGCAAACATCGTATGTATGCTCCGAATGATGTATCGATCGCTATGCCGCCTGTGACACCTGTCACACTACAGGAAGTATTGCCTTACATCATATTACAAGATACTGAAAGGTCTCATTGTTTCGGGTCATCAATAGAATGGCTGCGCAATTTTGAAACTTTCTTTTCATGGCGTCGTACACAAGTTTCTCCCCTACGTGAGCCAGATTATAACGCCTTACCTGCTTCGTCTAACCCAACATCTTATCTAAGTGCGGATAGGATTTTAATGACTACTAAGATGCCCAAAGCATATAACTGTTTATTGTACTCCACTTATAATGCGGATGATTCGGATTTTCAAGTGGCCTATCCAGAAATTGCCATACCGTTGGAAGTAAATGTAGGGCAATTACAGTTGCCGGAGACAGACACTGGACCGAGACCAGAAGATATACCACCAGACGAAACAGACCATTGAAGGATGTGTCTTATATACCTTTGTATATAAATACATCTAACAACATTATTCAGGTAGTACCTTTCTTGTCTTCAACACACGTTCTATATGACATAATACCAAACATTAGGTTACATGGTGTTGTAAACTATAATCTAGGCAGCTGTGCTGTACCTGTTCAATGTGTTTACTTTCCTTATTTAAACGTTTCTGCTTTATATCTTTCTAATACTACAGTATTCTGGGTTTAACTTCTCCTCATTTACTACGTATCTCTAGAATACAGTACGGGCCAGATATGTTTCCATTCGGCACTATACATACCAACAATATTTTGGAATATTGTTTTTATATGTCAAAGCGCTCTATTAATTATAAAGTAAGGCCTAATTATAAAGGAGTAAGATCAGTCCTTATGGGTAAGTTGGAACTAATCAAGACTAAGGTTTCTGCGAAACACTTAAGGCATATTACGATTAAGGAATTATCCAACTTGAATTATGACACAATTGCTGCAATCATTGGCCCTGGTATGGCTCTACTCGAACAATTAGTTGCAATCGGTGTACATGATAGTTTCTTTATTGGTACGCTAGTGTGGCTGTTACTACTACCAAAGGAGGCTAGATCTTTAATAAATAAATCTGATATATTACATATTAAATACACTTCTGTTGAACATTTCTCTACTTACATTAAAAAGAATTTCTCTTTACGGCTTAAAGCACTCCAAAATAATGTTAATATAGATCTATCTCCTTTCTTCGAATTAGAGGTACTAGTCAATAGGGGCGTTGGCGAGATTGATTGGGCACTCGAACAAGAACATAGGCAAAGACCGAATGTTGCAAATATTGATCCTAAGCGTATTTTCGAAGAGGCTGGCACTCTATTCGCAAGATTGAGACAATTAGGTGGTCGCCCTAAAATGTATAATTGGAAAAACTTTTGGGACTCGAGATGGCAGTGGGCACCAACAGGAGCTTATTCCTCTCAATATGAAGAAGATAAAGCTTTTGCGCATCAAGAGCACGATATGCGCCATAAATTTTATGGGTTTTGTGCTATGCCTGATGTTGATTACAGCTATTTTATTGAACGCAAACCTGAGATGTTTGCCAAAGCCTCAGTCAAGTATGAGTGGGGTAAACAACGTGCTATTTATGGTGTAGACAACACAAACTTTATAATATCTAGTTTTGGTATGGCAGGTTGTGAAGAACTACTTAGCAAAATGTTCCCAATAGGACAAGAAGCAGAATCTAAGAAAGTGGCTCGATCTGTTGAAGAGGTGCTCAAAAATGGTGTACCTTATTGCTTTGATTTTGAAGATTTTAATTCTCAACATAGTACTGAAGTAATGCGTAGTGTATTACACGCTTATATGGTAGTATTCAAAGATAAAGTTGACCCTGAACAATTAGGAGCGATTGACTGGTTATATGAATCACTTGGTAATGTGACTATTAAACAGCTAGATGGTAAAATGTACACGACAGAAGGTACTTTGTTATCAGGTTGGCGTTTGACTACTTTCATGAACACTGTCTTGAATTATATCTATACTAAAGTTATGATGGGTGATACCACATTCACAACGACACATAACGGTGATGATATCTTGGGTGCTGTTACTAATATAAATCAAATACGCAATATGGAGGACAATGCAATAAAGCATAATATAAGATTCCAAAATTCAAAATGTTTTCTGGGTGGAATTGCTGAATTTCTTCGAGTTGACCATAATAATGGATTGGGCACTCAATATTTAGCACGTGCCGTATCTACTTTTGTTCACGGGCCCACGGAGATGGCTATTCCAAATGATCCAGTTGCTATCATTAATTCCATTTTAACTAGGGCTGATGAATTAACATCACGGCAAGCAAATCCTGAAATAGTCAGTATACTAGAAAAGGCACAATTATCTTACTTATGTAAAAAATGGCAAATTGATAAACGGGTGATTACAGAATTCAGAAAGACTCATCGTATATTTGGTGGTTATACTACTGAAGTGCACAACGAAGCACTTAGGTTCAGGTTCCATCGGACTAGAATAAAAAATGACACTGATGGTATTGGACCATCTAGAAGTGTACGTGAACCATTATTGCCAGGAGTTTTCAGTTATTGTCGTAAGTTAGTGCTCAAGTATGGTTTAGAAACATACTTTAAACAAATTCTAAACACTGCAAACATGGCTGTGTATAGCAGATCCCTACAATACAAGTTCGGTCTTCAAGTTGAAAAACGCGAAGCTGACTCTATTGATAGATTAAATGCTACACAATACGCTATGCTTAATGC